AGGAGCCGGAGCAGACTTTGCAGGAGCAGCTTTAGGAGCCGCTGCTGGCTTTGGTGCTGGAGCAGGCTTTGGTGCTTCTACAAGCTCTGGATAATGCTTACGCAGTGCGTGTAAAAGAACGCTCCACTTCTTAAAACTTCTTTTAACTGAAATTGCATTTACAGCCATTTTAGTGCCTACAGCAGCTACATAGTCTTTATGCTCAATAGTTAAAGGAAGATTAAATTCTTTGAAATGTTGAGCTGCAATCTCCAGTACAGTTCGCTTTACTCGTAGTCCCATTAATTTTCCTCCGTTTCGACAGGTCTTCCCCCTTCGTCGGGGTTTGCCGCACTTCCAGCAATATTTGCTGGTACTCTAAGCTCATCGTATCCTTCCATACCATCAAACCCTAAAGCATCTCTAGCTTCGTTTGGAGAAATGATTCCAGTATTTACAAGAGCTGAGTAATACTGTGCCTGATCTCTTAGTTCTGGCTGTAAGGCTGGAATATCAGTAATGTCTTCTGTTAACTGAAATCCAAAGTATCTTTCCAATGCAAAATTCATTTTTCTTACAATTGGTAAAATAGTTTCTAGGTAGTACATTCTCATATTTGGACGTAAATTTGCATTGTTGCCTGAGTCCAGCATGATAGGTGGAATACCTAGTGCTTTTAATATAATCTTTTCATTATCTTCAATAGCTGCTTGAAAATCTAGCTCTTTGAAGTTAATATTTGAAACTTTATCAATCTCAATACCACCATCAAGAATAAGAGGTCTTCGGCCTCCTGCATCTGGTCTATATCGAGCAGTCAAGACTGAATCATTCTTTCTTTAATTTTCTCTGAGAGGGTGTTTGGCGATTTAAGAACTAAACCAGGAACTGCCCCATTTCGAAAGAAATTATCTTGAAAGTCTCTCATGCTCTTCATTAAGTTCATTGTGCGAAGAGCAGGTTTTAATCTTGACACTCCTCTATAAATAGAATAAAAGGAGTTGTCTTTGATGTGTATAATTTCACTTGGGCTATATGTAATGATTTCATTAAACGTGAACTTTTCAATGTAAGTACTGTCGCTTGAATGAATAATTACTTTATTAGCGGGTAAGTGATATAAATGTACTCCATCAAAATAAATAAAAATGTTACCGTCTAGCAAGTAGTCCGTAATTAAGTTGCGTCGAAAAGTGCTAATATCTTGAAAAGGGTTAGGTTCTTTATTTAAAAGTAAATCTACTCTCGAACGCTTAATTCCTTTTACTACACTTTGTACGCCTTGTACCGGACCGCTTACTGTAATTGGTATTTCAGAAGTGTCATCAACAATCATGTTGACACCTCGGTTTACAATTTCTAACTGCTCGTAAGCTCTTTCATAGCTTGTAGTAAACTCACGAGTAGGCTGAACTTTATGGTCATAGTACGGCTGCGCAGGATTTAATTTCTCTTCTACCTCTGGCTTTCGTCCTATTATTCTGTCATACCATGCCATGTTTGTCTCTTTGAATCTCTACCCAGCGCATTTGTTTCTTTGCAGTCACTAGGGCTGGATTTCTGCCATATAATCTATGCAGTTCCAAATGATGTTTATGGCAAAGTGTCACTGTGTGCTCGTACAGCTCCGCCCATTTATCTTCTATAAACTCGTCTCGCCAAATTACTATATACTCATCCGTATAGTGCGCTGGTCTCTCTTTTTGCTTTTCCTTTAACCATTCTCTTAGTAGAGGCGCTAGAGTGTAAAAGTGGTGAAAATCAAGTTCTGTGTCAGCGCCACAAATGTGGCATTCTGTACCTTTTTCATACTTTGATTTAGCTCGATCTCTTATGTATTTTACCGGATCTCTTTTCAGCTTTTTCATTTTGAATTATAGCCCTTGTAACATAAATTGTCAAACACTATTTTTTGTAGGTCTCTTTAAAACCCACTCTGACTTGTTTCGAACGAGTATAGTGCATATCGGAGAGCATCGGCCATATGCGATGCTCGATTGTGTTTTGGTTTTTCTTTTGCAAGATTCGGATTTGGGTCCCATTGATACTGGTCAAGACAAGATAATACTTCATCGCATCGCTGGTCGACCATAAGTTTATCATTGTCAACAATTCCTGCAACTTGTGCAATTCCATCTAAAACTGACTTTTTAGCATTTACAGTAGAGATNTCGTAATTTTGTGCGAAGTCAAATCGAGTTTGCTGTGCTGCGGAATCTATGTAAATGTAGTCGATGTCCCATTTCTCNATCATACCTTGTATNTCACGTGCGTGTTGTTCCGTTGTTCTTTCGGCATCNAGATACTCATCTAANACATANTACAACTCTTCTTCCCAATCATACGCTATAACAACAAATGCAGTTGGGTCACGATAACCAACGTCGAGACCAGCAAATACATCCATGCGACGAGTATCAAGCTCTTCATTATTTGCAATACACTTTTCGTGATTAAAGTTCCAAATTTGGCCTTCATAAGTGTTAAAGTCTGCTTCATATTCTTGACGAAACTCTGCATCGGACATAGACTTTTTAGCTTCATCAATATCCATTTGAGACATGCGAGGATTGTCTTTATAAGTAGCTCGTATCGAGCACCACTCAGGAAACTCATCATTAAATCCTCTGTCAAAAAACTCCGCAAACCAGTTGTTCCTGCCCCGAGGGGTTGAAATAAAGATAGCTTTGGAGTTATCTTTGTCCAATGTAGGACGTAAAGCTACGTTGAACGCATCACGTCCGTCTGCCAACGCCGCCTCGTCAAATATAATTAAATCGTAACTACGACCCACACAAGAGTCAACTTGGTTTACAGAGCCCATTCGAACTGTTGAGCCGTTGCTTAATTCTATAACCTTATCTTTTGCATTATCTTTCGTTACCTCGAGGTCAAAGTGTTTAATAAGATTTCTTTGCAAATCGAAAGAAATCTGAGACAGCGAGTAANTTGGAGACATGATTAGGATGTTGGAACCGGGAACTAAAGACACTAGTTGCCCGATTATGTTTGCGATATATGTTTTGCCTTGTCTTCGCGATACTGCTGCACAAACAAAGCGATACTTAGGATTATTTATCGCATTTATAATTGCTACCTGAGAGGGTAATGGTGTAACGCCAAGTAAATCCAGGTAGGGACTTACGGCTAACTTAAGAAAGCGTGTCTCAGATTGTAAATTTAAAAGTTCGTCCGATATTACATCGGCTCGACTAATTTGTACAGCCATTGCTTAGTCCTGTTGTTGATCTTCAAGAGCTTCTTCATTTCGCTCTATCCAATCTTCGGCATCCGTGTTTTCATCGTCTTGAGTTGCTTGACGATAATAAATAATAATTTCTTTTTGCTGGCGTATGTATCTTCGAAGCTCTTGTAGATTGTACGCCATGTTTTCATAGTCTTGTGGAGTAAGCCCAAACAGTACGTATGTTCCGTCTTGCATTTTCTCGAGCTTTTTAATCTGCTCTTCAAGGTTCTTTTCTGTAACTACGAAAAACTCTACGTCTTGCATATCAATTGCTTTTGGAAGCGGAGGTTGATATATTTCTAAAGTTTTGTATTCGGTTACTGTTTTAATAATTGGCTCAGGAGCCGGTAGAGGGTCTCGCTGCGGAAGGTACGAACATCCTCCAAGTAATGAAATTAGTAAAACACTACTGAGAATCCGCATTTTGTACCTCCTGGCTTGCCTCTTCTATAGCACGAAATACTTCTTTTGTGCCATTGTTGATTCGTGGTTCAATCAATCCTGGTTTTGCTCTTGCAAGTTTAGTAAGATTGTGGCGCTTGAAGATTGACAAGTAGTCGTCCATCTCTGCTTGCATTGCATTTGCTTTTTCTGTAAGTTCTCCTACAGCTTTTAGTTGAGCTTGTAGATTTTGTTCTGAACGCTCTCGTGCTGCTTTTTCGGACTCAAATGCAGTTTCTAATCTCATTGCATTTTCTTTGAGAGTTACTGCATTACTTTCTAATCTTGCAATTACGGCTTCTTTTTGACTTACTACAGTTGTATGGTACGCATACCCTGCACCTGCAAGTACAATAAATAAAGGTAACATCTTTAACATTGCAAACATTACTTCACCTTTTTAATTTGAAAATTAAAGGGTTCTTGCGTTTTTAACTCAAAAGGCTCTCCAGATGTGAGTTTCCCTTTTAGGTGTTTTGCTTCGCATTTATCTACCCATTTAAAATTATATTGTGTTTTCTTTGCGGGGTCAAACCAAATTGTTACTTCCCACTCGTGAAAAAGAAAACTAACAATCCAACGTGCCGGCCAGGAGACAATTTTCAATAAAATTCTCCCAACGCTTTTCAATTTCTTCTCGTTCTTTGTAAGTAGCATATAATGCTTCCTTTTGGCTATCCGGAGCTTGATGATATTCTATCCACTCTTCCGGAGTCATAAATTTCTTCTTTGGGTACGACACTCCGAGTTCAAAAGTGTAGTATAACTGTCCTGTTACTAAGTCTTCAGTAGCTTCGAGATTTGGTGCCATTGCTACACAGCCACTCAAAAATATGAGTGGCAGTAGTCGAATCACTTCTTGCTCGAGTACGCCTGCGTTCCGAAGAAGGCAGCGACGACTGCCGCTACTGAAACAAAGTATGTAGCAGCCATATCACCAAGTATTTTTGATGCTTGGTCTAATCCAATCCAGTCTGCAAGTACAACTGCAAATGGATAAAGAAGTAGTCCGAAAAGTGCAAACCAAGTCATGTTACGCTGAGCATCTCGCATTGCATCAAGGTCTTCAAGCTCTTTGCGCTTAAACTCCAAATACATCTGCTGCTCTTCTGGACTTACTTTTCCATCTCCGTTTGTATCTGCTGGATGGTAGCCTGATTTTTCTATTTCTTCGCCCATTACTTTCTCCATTTAGCCACGGCAAGTTTAAGTGCCACGTCTTGAGGAAAATAAAACCAGTAGTACTTTTTGTGACCTAGTTTTGCCATCTCCTCCCAGCTAACAAACTTTTTAGTCCAGTTGTCTGCCCACATATTTCCAAAACGAAGTACTGCGTGCCCTCCTCCGTTTTTTGTAGTAACTCTACGTATTTGCGCTTTACCAGTAATTAAGTAAAGCCAAAATTTTAACATAGACTTACCACTAATTAAATATAGCAATGTAAGTGCATAATCTTCGCAGTCACCTACATAAGGATGGTCTTTCATGATTTGCCAATGCTCGCGTTTTGCGTACTGGTCAATATCATATTTATAAGCCCAGGTTGAGTTTAATTCTTCTAGCTCACGTTCAAACATTACCACTTCACCTTATCGGCCCAATAAGCTGCGCTCATTTTGCCCTTTGCAATATTCTTGCGATGTCGTGCTTTAAAAGATGCTCGTTTACGCTTCATTGCTTCTGATTCGCCTTTCTTTGGCTTACCCGCTGTTTTTGCTCCTTGTTGCCCAAATCGAATCGTTTTGACTTTGTCACCTACCTTTGCTACGACGATGTGGGACTTCTTCGGGTGGCCCGGAGTACGTTTTGGTTTATTGTACCCCGATACTTTTGCTCGAGCTAACCGAGGATCTTTCTTTTTACCTTTTCTTTTTGCCGCCACGCTTCTTTCCATACCCAGAAGCATAAATTGCTCTGGCTTGCTTTAAAGCTGCTTTACGAGTTTTGTAAATCTTACCAGATTTACCCCACCTATATCCGCCTTTAACCTTTTTTACGGGCACGCCTCATTCTCGCTTTTCGCTTGGTAAACGTTTTTACCATAGTCGGCTTGCCTCCAGGATTTCCAGCTGCTCTTTTACGACGAATAGCAGATCTTTTCTGTGCCTTTGTCATACGAGCAGCTTTGGAAGCAGGAACACATTTTGGATACTTACCTTTCTTAGAGGTTGTACGTCCGCAAGGCATATACCCTCCGCCCTTTTTCGGGCGGGAGATATCTACCCATTTTTCTTTAAACCATTTGGTGAGTCCACCTTGAGGTTTAGCCATTTATTTACCCATGCGGTACTTACCGCCTTGAGCTTTGTAAGTTTTTACTAGCCACCCATTTGCGTAGGCAGAAGGATAGACTTTAAACTTACGCTTCGCTTGAGCTTTTACTCGTGCATACAACTTTTTATTTGTAGGCACTGGACGCTTTTTAGCAGCTTTACGCTTATTTCTTCTTACCGCCACGTCGCTTTCTCATAATTGCCATCTGTAACGCTTTTGGCAACTTCTTTTGAGCTGCTGTTAAACCGCCCATAGACTTTTTCTTTTTACCGCCCTTT